ATGATTCATGAAATTCAATCAGACACAAATCAAGCGATTTCGAAAGCCTTACGTAAAACAAAAACTCCAAACTTTGATGCTAGTGTAAGAAGTAACCCATATCAAAAAAATACTGAGATTACTTTTCTATTACAAGCAAGAAAAAAATTAGGAGATAAAATTTTATCAGGCAACATGAGTAGATTAGAAAGTGACCAAGCGGCAAGAGGTATAAAATCTATAGATAAAGTTTTAATCAGAAAAGGGATAGGTAAACCAGAGACAATAAAAGTTCCAGAAGATGATGGTAGATATTTTAGAGATAAAACTATAAATTATTATCCGTTAATAGATAGAAGTAGTTATAATAACTACGCTATCAAATTTTTATTAAATAAAGCTGCCAGAGAAAAATTTGATTACGTGGCTGTCATACCTACAAACTACATGAGGAGAGGTATGGATACTGATAAAATAGCAGGCACTATAGAAAGTTATGGTTTTGCAAATGGTGGTAAAACAGTTAAAGGTAAATCTCTAGCAGTCATACCTAATGAGATGAAAAAACAAGCACAGCTATTTGACACAAAAGCAGGTAAAATTAAATTTAGTTTGTCAGATCCTAATAAACCTTATAAAAGAATTGAGTTCAGAGATGTAGATTTAGGAGATAAAACTTACAAAATCAAATATCACTCCGATGCATCTGAGGTCCAACAACCAGGCATGAGGTTCATTGGAAAATATGATTTAAACTTGTATGGTGAGGCTTATGGTGTTAAAGTATCTCCATTGATGCTTCAAACCCAAAAATTATATAAAAAAGAAGGTGGCTTAGTACAATATGGCGGTTGAAAAAAATAACGAAATTTCTGAAAAAGTAGAAGAGATAGTAGATGAAGTTTCTCCTGGCGTTGAAGAGGTTGATGTTAGCGTAGAGGGAGAGGAGCAAGTCGAAGAACAAGTTAATGATGACTTCAATGCTAATTTAGCCATGAACATGGATGAAAGAACTCTTAAACGTTTAGGCATGGAGTTAATATCAGAATACAGAAAAGACAAAGAATCGAGAAAAGAGTGGGAGGAGGGCTATACTAAAGGTTTGGATCTTCTTGGAGTAAAATACAATGAACAAACAAGACCTTTTAAAGGAGCTTCCGGTGTCACCCATCCTTTGTTGAGTGAAAGTGCAACAACTTTTCAAGCTTCTGCTTATAAAGAACTTATTCCAAGTGATGGTCCAGTAAGAACACAAGTTCTTGGCATACGCACACCGGCCACCGAACAACAAGCTGATCGTGTAAAAGAGTATATGAATTATCTTCTTATGGAGAAGATGGAGGATTATACGACTGACATGGATCAAATGTTATATTATTTACCACTCTCAGGATCCACATTCAAAAAAATTTACTTTGATGAATTTTTACAAAGACCCGTATCTAAATTTGTACCAGCTGAAGATTTAGTTGTTCCATATTATGCATCAGATTTAAAAGATGCAGGAAGAATAACACACGTCATTAAGATGAGTGAAAATGAAGTAAATAAAAAAATGGCAGCTAATTTTTATAGAGACATCGAGTTACCTAAACCAAGAACTGAACAATCAGATTTAGAGCAAAAGATAGATGAGCTTGATGGAGTCAAACCAGGATTTACTGATTACATACACACAATATTAGAAATGCATGTTGAATTAAACTTAGATGATTATGAAAATTTTGACAATAGAACTAGCAAAGCTATTAAGATTCCATACATTGTCACAATAGATGAAAGCTCAGGAGAGGTTTTATCAATATACAGAAACTATAGAGTTGATGATCCTAATTACACAAGGATAGAATACTTTGTGCACTATAAATTTTTACCTGGATTAGGTTTTTATGGTTTTGGTTTGATACATACTATAGGTGGTTTATCAAGAGCAGCAACAGTTGCTCTGAGACAGTTGATAGATGCAGGTACTTTAAAAAATTTACCCGCAGGATTTAAGTCTAGAGGCATAAGAGTTAGAGATGACGACCAACCAATACAACCTGGAGAGTTTAGAGATGTAGATGCGCCAGGTGGAAACATTAGAGATCAGTTTTTTAACCTACCTTTTTCAGAGCCAAGCACAACTTTATTCAATCTTTTAGGTTTTGTAGTGCAAGCGGGTCAAAAATTTGCTGCGATAACCGATACCGCAGTAGGTAATGACACGCAAAACAGAGCTGTGGGCACAACTATCGCTTTATTAGAACGTGGTTCTAGAGTGATGAGTGGTGTTCATAAGCGATGTTACTATGCGATGAGACTAGAATTTAAAATTTTAGCAAGAATTTGTTCAGAATATCTACCTCCAGAGTATCCTTATGACGTTTATGGTGGTCCAAGACAAATTAAAGCGTCAGATTTTGATAAAAGAATAGATGTTTTGCCTGTTGCTGATCCAAATATCATGTCTATGGCGCAAAGAGTGACTTTAGCACAGACACAATTACAAATTGCTGTTTCAAATCCACAATTACACAACATTCACGAGGCATATCGAAGAGTTTATGAAGCTTTAGGAACAAAACAAATAGAAACTTTGTTAAAACCACCTAAAAAACAACCTGCACCGATGGATCCTGCTAAAGAAAACGCAAGAGCATTACAAATGCAACTACTTACGGCCTTTGAATTTCAAGATCATGATGCACACATAGCTGCACATACAGCTTTTATGGAATCTAGAATGGTTCAAATCAATCCAGCTGTTTATGCATTGTTACAATCACACGTTTCAGACCACATTTCGTTCAAAGCGAGAAAGGAAGTTACAGAACAAATGATGCAAGACCCTAATATGGTTAGATTACAACAAGAAGATCCACAATCTTTTCAGATTGGCTTTGATAACGCAGTAGCTACTGCAGTTGCTGAGATTACATCTGACTTAGTTGCAGGTGAAATGGAAGCTAACAAAACTAAACAAGACCCATTAGTAAGAATTAAACAACAAGAAGTTGATTTAAGAGCTATGGACATGCAAAGAAAAGCAGACGAAACAAGATTTAAACAAGATCAAGAAAATCAAAGACAAGCTAACAAATTAGATCTTGAGTATAACAGATTAGCTCAACAAGATGAGCAGTCTGATAAGAGATTAGATATCGCTGAAAGAAAATTAGAGAAAAAATAATGCCACTAAATCAAAAAGGTAAAGAAATTATGAAATCTATGAAAGCTCAATATGGAGCTAAGAAAGGTGAGCAAGTTTTTTACGCTACAAAGAATAAAGGTAAAATAAAAAATGTCGAAAAGAAGTCGAGAAAAAAGAAAAGGTCTTAGTGGTGGAAAAAAATTTGGACCCCCACCAAAAAGAGGACCAAACCCGCAAGGTATTAGAGTTTCCAATAAAAGAAAAAAGACAGTCTAATCAAGAAGCATACTTCGCAGGTATTATTGATGGCGAAGGATATATTTCTTACGAAAAAACTAAAAAAGATTATTCAATACCCTCTGTTTCTGTTGAAATGACAGATAAGGATGTAATTGATAGGATATATAAATTTTTTAATACTGGATCAGTTGTTTATATTAAACCTAGACAAGATCATCATCTAGATAGCTGGAGATGGAGAGCAAGAGGTAAGTCTGCAGTTAATATTTACTTCAAAATATATAATTATTTAAGTGCAAGAAGAAAAAGCAAAATAGATGAGGTATTGAAAAAATACTGTGAAGATGCTAACGGTAGAGAGAAGTATAAAAAATTAGAAGGAGTATTAAAAAATGTGGTTAAGCGCGATTAAAGTTGCAGTACAAGCTGGTTCTAAGATATACGCAAATAGACAAAAAGCAAAAATGGCAATGTCAGAAGCACAATTACTACATGCAGAGCGACAAGCTCGGGGTGAAGAGGCTTACCAAGGTAAACTTCTTGAAGCTAGACAATCGGACTGGAAAGACGAATTTGTTTTACTTATATTAAGCGCTCCGATAGCTGTGCTTGCTTGGGCGGTCATAAGTGATGATCCATCTGCTATGGATAAGGTAAAAATTTTCTTTGACCATTTCCAGTCACTGCCATCATGGTTTACAAACTTGTGGATTTTAGTAGTAGCGAGTATTTTTGGTATAAAAGGCACACAAATATTTAGAAACGGGAAAAAATAAGTTGCTTTTGTATCCATTAATGTTAAAGACTTCATATGATTGAAGGCGATTCAGAAGAATACGACTTGTTTGAAAAATGGACAAAAGATTTTGACTGCCAAGGATATTATTCTTGTGAGATTGGCGTAAGAAAAGGTTACAGCTCCAAGATTGCAATGGATAATCTAAAAAATAATTTTCTTCATATTGGTGTAGATCCTTATGGCGATAGACAGTATCAACATTTTGATAAAGACAGTGGAATAAAACATTTAGATGGTATTTCACCAACTTATCCTAACACTATGAGGGATGAGATGCTTCAAGATTTTAAATGGTATCTCAACGCTGGAAAATTTCGTTTTCATAATATGACAGATACTGATTTTATGAAACATCCAGCTTATAATGATTCAAAGTTTGCTTTTGTTATGTTGGATGGTCCACACACAACTAAAGATGTTCTTACTGAAGCAATATGGTTTGCTAATAAGTCAGCCCCTAGATGCAGAATTGTCTTTGATGATTGGATAACTTATAAAATGGATTTGATAAAAAACGTGATGAAAGAATATGATTTTGAAGTAGTTGAATCAGGTAGACTAAAATTATTAATGGAGAAAAATGGCAATTGATACAGCATCTAACGATACAATAAAAAATTTAATACATAGACGAAAGGAACGTTTAAAAGAAACATTGGTCAGGGATGTTGACAATATCAATGACCTTTACTATATTAGAGGACAGATCAAGTCACTTGATGACTTGCAGCAAGACATAATAGACTTGCTAAAAAAACAGGAGCAATAAAATGACAGAGTCCACGGAGCAACCGAAACGGACTGAGACATTGAAAAAAGCTTACAAAGACGAAGCTGAAGTCAAAAAAGTCTTAGACGAAAAAGCAATAGACAAATCACTATTAGATAGATTACCTACACCTACGGGTTATAGAATGTTAATTCTACCGTATTCAGGTCCTACTAAGACCAAAGGTGGTTTATATCTTAGTGAACAAACTCAAGAAACTATTCAACTCACTACAGTAGTTGGCCTTGTGCTTAAACAGGGAAATCTTTGTTATAGAGACAAAGAAAAATTTCCTTTAGGTAAATGGTGCAACGAAAAAGATTGGGTTATCTTCGGTAGATACGCAGGCTCTCGATTCAAAATAGACGGAGGAGAAGTGCGGATCTTAAACGATGATGAAATAATCGCTACCATATCTAATCCTGCCGATATTTTGCACCATTACTAGGAGGGTAAAATGGCAGAAGAAAACAAACCTCAACAAGAGGTTGATATCGACACTGACGGTGTTAATGAGGAAATCGTCAATGTTGATAAACCAATAGAACCTGATGAAGCGTTTTCTAAAAAAGAAGATGTTGATTTAGGATACACAAATCCAATACGAGAAAATAAAGTTGAAGAGCAACCTGAAGAAAAAAAGGAAGAGCCTACAACTGAAGTTGAAGTAGAGGAAAAAAAAGTTGAAACTAAACCTGATAATTTAAAAGATAAACAATCTAATTATCAGAAAAGAATCAACGAGTTAGTCTTTCAAGCTAAAGAAGCAGAGAGAAGAGAAAAAGCTGCTTTGAATTATGCTAAAGGACTAAAAAAGAAATATCAGAACGTTGAGACAAAACTTAGCGAAACTGATAACAATTACCTTAAAGAAATCCAAGCAAGAGTAACTTCTGAACAAAGTAAACTAAAAAGTTCTTTAAAAGAAGCTATGGAGGCTCAAGATGCTGAAAAGGTAGCTGAGATAAACTCTCAAATGACTAAATTGGCAGTAGAAAACGAAAAGGTTAATTTAACTTTACAAGAGAGAGAAGCTCAGAAAAAAGAAGCAGAAGAAAACAAAAAATCATCACAAGAAGAGCAAATACCTGGTGAGCAACCAGTACAAGTTAGTCGAAAAGCTCAAGAATGGGCTACTAAAAATGAATGGTTTGGAGCAGATAGAGTAATGACAAGCGCTGCTATGGCTATTCACGAAGAACTTATGGGGCAAGGTATTGAATCAGAAAGTGATGAGTATTATAATAACATTAACAAACGAATGAGAGAGTATTTCCCTCAAAAGTTTGC